CTCAAATAGAGAAAGAAAAAGGAAAGGAAGTGTTTAAGGATTAGCAAAAATGAACTTAGAAAAGTGGAATGAATATCACCAGAACCAAACCGAAAGGGACGTTTCTAAACTCCTTCATCTATTTGATGAGGTGCTAAAAATGGTAGTGATGTACTATGGGCTACAGACTATCAAAGAGGAGTTCTTTTCCTTTACCTTGTACCCTGTGCTGAACAATAAGGTAAAATCACTCTTTGAAAAGTTTAACAACGTATTTTCTCAAAAGATGAATTACTGTATAGACAAGCACTATCAGCTATCTAAGGACAAGTTTAAAGATGTGTTTACTAACATTCATCATTCACAAAAAGGGGAGGAAGATACCCTACAAAGCCTTGTGATGAAAGAAAAGAAGCGTATGCTTTCAGGTAGGGTGTGGAACTTAACCCAACAGTATCGCACCGAAATAGAAATGGCATTAGATGTAGCCATACACGAGGGAACACCTGCTAATCAGCTAACATCTGTACTAAAGAAGTACCTACAAAACCCTGATACCCTTTTCAGAAAGTACCGAGATAAAAACGGTGTTTTACAATTCTCGCAAAGAGCAAAGGAATATCGCTCAGGACAAGGAGTATATAGGAGTGCGTACAAGAATGCTGAACGCTTGGCACGTACAGAAATAAACATAGCATATCGCACCGCCGATATAGAACGCTGGCAAAGTATGGATATGATAGTAGGCTACGAAATCAAGCGAAGCAAGCACCCTCACGGTTGTGAAATATGTGATATGATGAAAGGTATATACCCTAAGAGCTTCGTATGGGTAGGTAATCACCCAAACTGCCGTTGCTATATGACCCCTGTATTCAAAAAAGATATAGCAGGGAAAGAAATCACCATAAACAACAAGCTCACCGAGTGGATATCAGACAACGAAAATAGAATAACCAACGCTAAGGGTATACCTATGTTTCTATGGGGCATAGATAACCAAAGTAAGGGCGTTTCGCAAAAGGTTATACAAGCAATACAGTTTTTTTCTAAGAAAAAACTACCCTGAATTTATGCACATTCAAGGTAGTTAATGAGCTTCGGGATACTATACCGCCATTACGCTCTGGTGGGCGTTGCCCCCTGCAAAAGTTCAATTAAGCCCTTTTGCATTGCAAAGGTACAAAAATATTTTCACTAAAAAGCCCCTTAATTGGGGCTTTTTTTATTGAATGATAGCACGCCCTTTTCAGTCTAAGCCATAGAAAAACTTGTAAAATTATCTATAACAAAAAAATACTAACTTTTTCACAATACACAAAGATACAACCTAACACCTACCCCCTTATCTTTGCATTATAAAATAATAGTACTAAAAATCAATATTTTATGTTTAAAGAAAAAATTCTCCAATTGCTCAAAACTAAGTATGCAGCATTAGGGTTGAGCGCGCAAGTGCTTGAAGGAGTAGCTACTAATTTAAGTACTTTCGTAACCGAAGAAGCACAAGTAGAACCAGCTGTTGCTGGGGCTGAATCTATGCTAAAACATCTCCAATCGTTCGCCGATAGTCGAGTAAACACTTTCAAAAACGAAAGTGAAAAATATAAGAAAGAAGCTGAGGATTGGAAAGCTAAATTTGAAAAGGGTAACGAGTCCGCTGACACGCAACCTACACAAGGGGGCAATCAGCAACAACCTAATTCCGAACTCGCCACCGTGCTCGAAAAACTTAACGCACTGCAAGACACATTTGCAGAGTTCCAAAAAGGTCGTACCTCCGAAACCCTCAAAGAACAATTCGTTAGGGCAATGAAAGAGAAGAACATACCCGAAAGTTACTACACCCCAGCACTCGCAGGGCGTGAATTTGCTGACAATACTGCCGTTGAAACTCTTACTATAGAAGTAAGCAACGGCTTTGAAAAGCAAAAACAAGAACTTGCTGACTTAGGTTTCTCTTACTCTAAAGCTCCTGACAACCCAGACACTCCTCTTAAAGAGGAAGAGGCTCTTGCTAAACAAATCGAGCAAGACACTCAAAAAATAGTGGAAGCTCAAAAAGCAACTGCTACAAATCACTAACATTAAATAATAAACAAAATGCCAGCAGGAATTAAGTATGACCTTAAAGGTCAAGAAGTAGAGAAAGAACTCTACAATGTAAAAACAGGCTACCGATTGGCAGGAGGTTTTAATCTTGAAGACAATGATATAGCAGAGGGTACTTATGTACCTGTATTAGCTCCTTTGTCTGTGGATTTTAAAACCCGTATTGCCAAAGTGTCAAAGGCTGTAAAAGCTACTGAAAACATTGACGATACTACCCTAAAAATCCAAAAGGGAAGCCTTGTTAAAAAAGGTATGCATATTGGCAACGGTACGAAAGGCGCAACCATTTCAGCCATCGACACTACCAATGCCAATTATGACACTCTTACCTTGTCAGCTACCATTGATGGGGTAAAAGCAGGAGATGTCCTCTTTGAAGCCAAAACTGTAGCAGGTAAAGAAGTCAAAAATCCCGCTAATTTCCTTAACTATGCAAGGGTAAAGAAAGAAGCAGGGGCAACTGTTACCGCTCTCGGTCAGGCGTATGAAATCCAAACAGAAAAGCTCTACACCCCCGTATCGGAACAAGATAAAGCAACGCTTGGGGCAAGATTTATGTTCATTTAAAACTCAAACACTATGATTTTAACATTAGAAAAACTTTTTAACAGCCCACTTATCATTAAGGCGGTAATTGATAGGGTAATGCAAACTACCCTTGACACTATCGTATGGAAACGATATTTAGATTTTGAGGAAACCAAAACACGTTTGTTCAAGACCTATCTTGGTACCGTTACGGGTGTGGTTATGGGTTCAGTGATTGACAAGAACTCTAACAAACCTATCCGTGAGCGCAAAACGCTTGGCAGTGGTACTGGTGAGGTTGCCGACTTAGGGAACTCTTTCCAAATGGACAATGAACGCCTTAGTATCGTGCAACAACTCATCGACAAGTACAACCAAGCAGGGGCAGGACAACCTGCTGTACTTACCGAAATCATCAACTACCTTGCAGATGATATTCGTCAATGTACCCTTGCGCCTCATAAGCGTATGGACTATGTTGTGGGACAACTCATATCTACAGGAGTAGGAGAGGTCAAATTAGACGACAACAAAGAGGGTATTACCCTTATGAAAATGGAACTCCCTGTAATGAAGTTTGACCCTACAACTGCCGAAAAACCTAATTTCATCGCCTACTTGCAAAAGATAGTCGAAGAAACTCGTGCTAAAGTAGGTACATTTGCTCTTATGGAAATGACACGTAGCACTTTCAACAAGCGCATTGTAGCTTCTGATGAGTTCAAAAACACCTACAAAATGGTATTAGGCAATGCACAAATAGGCGTTGCAGGGGGTATCATTACCGAAGCGATGGCGAACCAATTACTTACCGGTATAGGATTACCTCCTCTTCGTATTGTAGAAGACTACGTGGTGAAAGAAGATGGTACAAGTACTAACATCTTTTCCGATGAGCGTATTGCCTTGTTGCCTACTGCAAAAATAGGTAAGATGATGTGGCATCAACCTTACGAGCTTGTTGACCGTGTTCCCGATAGAACCTACACAGTATTAGAGGGTGGTCATTTTATCACCACTAAACGTACAGAAGAAGGTCGTTTTGTGGAATATGGTTGTGAGTGGATACCCAACATCACTGCTCCTCAGCGTATGGCAATCATCAACACTTCTAAAATGGGATAATATGACAAAAAAGGATTATTTCCGTCAAAGGTTTGCCTCTTTGGGGCTTTCTCTCACTGAGGCTGACCTTTTAGATTTAAATGTCCCAAATTTAGAAGACGAAGTTAAAAGCGAAGAGCAGGAACAAATGTACATTGCTTTTATTAAGTTTATACCGCAAATACTCTTGCGCCCAACCTCAATATCTGAAGGAGGCACAAGTATATCACGAGCAAACAAAGATGATATTATAGCATTCTATGGTAACGAATGTAAGCGGTTAGGACTTAAAGACGAACTTTCTAAGAAACCAAGAGTGATATTTTTATGATATTAGATAATGGCACAATACAAGTACAAACCATAGTAGGAGGCGGACTTGTGGACGGCATACCTCAATCGGGGGTATCTGAATGGAGCGAGCCTATACCTTGTCATATTGTAGCAAACACTCTTAATCAGCGAGGAGTGTTTAAGGATAGTACCTTTACACAAAGCTCTTTTACTGTGTGGTTTGATTATGGTTTGTATGTATTCAGTGCTAAGAGGGTGCGTCTCATTAACAACAAAAATGAGGTATTAGGAGAGTTTGAAGTACAAAGCATTGAGCACGCCGATTTAGTGGGTAGAACAAAAATCACTGTATAATGATAGAAGGAAAGCTAAATATTACCTTTGATAAAATCAAAGAAAAGTATATCAATGAAGCTACAAATAAATTCATTGAGGTTGGCGAACGATGTATCATTGAAGCACGAGATAATGGGGCATATACCGATAGAACGGGCAACCTTCGCAATTCTGTAGGTTATGTAGTACTCCTTAATAGTGTAGAAAAATCTAAAAGCAACATTTCTGCACTCAACCAAAGACTTATTGAGGAGCTAAAAAGCAAATATCCTAAAAATTTGGTGCTTATAGTGGTTGCAGGAATGAATTACGCTGCTTACGTCGAAGCTAAGGGTTTTAATGTGCTTTCATCTGCCGAGCTAATGGCTAAAAACATCTTAACAAAACTCTATTCATAATGAAAAAAGGAGGTACACAAATTGAAAAAGACGTCTTTGACATATTCAAAGACGAAATAAAAAGATTCATTAAAGGAGGTGTGTATCTGCAAGGAACACGCCCTCACAATTCTAACAAGGAAGATTGTGTAATAGGCTATCTTACGGGTATCAATAATGATGTACAACAAGGCAAAATAAATATCAACTTCTATGTACCTAAAATTAATATAGGAGCGCAAAAGAATGTGAAAAATATTGCACGTATCTTAGAGATTGAAGATTTTATGAGCCGTCTCGTACAGCGCGCCCCCGATGAATATCTTTTTGTACAAGAACAAACCATCAATAGCTTTGAGGAAGATAGCAATCAAAACCTTGTAAACGCTCAAATCCTCTATAAACGTTTTAGTATTAATAATTAAAAAAACAAAACATTATGGCAAATATTATAAGCTGGGGTAAACCCAAATTAGAATACGTCAAGTTGGAGAATGGCGAAATGCCACAAACACCCACTTGGAAAGCGTTTCCTACACCTGTTGAAAACTCGACAAAGTTAGAGACAGAAGAAGGAGATAGCAAAGAAGCTAAAGTAGAAGGTGGTGAAATTATTGCTACCCGTAAGAACGCCAGCAAGTATAAGTTGGAGTTTGAAATCTACGAAACAGACGACCTTGTTATACCTATTCCAGATGAAGATGGTATTATCCTTGACCAGTATGCTGTGAGACTTTCACCTGAAAACAGTAGCGCAAAAGGTTTTATAATGGATAAAACCAATGTCTCATCTGTAAAAACGTGGGACAGTGAGATAGGAGGTAAAATAAAATATACCTTTACGGCTCTCAAACCCAAAACAGGCAAAATGCTCAAAGAGTATAACGGATAATCAAACGTTAGGTACAGGGGTTAGGTAATAAGCCTAACCCCAAAACCTACTCTAACAGACTTAAACAATGGACATACAGCAAAAAACTGCAGAAACCATACTACAGCAAACGCAACCTGTAACTATATTAGGAAGCACCTATCACGTACCACAACCTACCCTTGCAACCCTTATTCTTGTATCTCAGGAAATCTCCCATATACCAATGGAAGAACTCAATAGAGAAAGGGCATTAGGAGAAGCTTTTCAAAAAGCACCATATGGGAAACACATCGCTCGTGCTCTTGCTATAATGATACTTGGAGCTCCCAACCCTAAAATAACCTTGTGGGAACGACTCAAAAAACTATTCAGCAACCACAAAAAACAACTTCAAGTCCTCACTAATAAAATACTATATCAACTAAGCATACAAGATACAGGCACACTTTTAATTCAGCAACTTGGCAAAATGCAGACTACCGATTTTTTTATGCTTATCACTTTCCTCAACGAAGCGAATCTGCTAAAACCGACAAGGAAAGTGAGCGAAACGACAGTGTCTGGGCAATAGTCGGTGGATTTCTAAAACAATATCCTAATATAACTTTTAATGAGGCTTTGTATGAAATATCCTTTGCTAATATAATGCTCTACAATAGTGTAATACCTGAATATTATTCTGTTGATGAAAAGGACAAAGGGAAGGTTGTTACAGACAAAAGCCCTGAATATAACAAAGAATTAGAAAAACTAATAAATCAATCTTAATAAATGAATAAACTACTAAAATGGCTACTCAAAGCCAAGATAAAGATAGCGATATGGGCTACACCTTTGGTTTTGCTCTTCTACTTTGATGATAAGATACATCTAAGAGATAGGGTGTATTACTTTTTTGTTGCTTTCTTTAAGAGCATTCCATTGCTGTTGTTGTATGCTTATTTTTC